GGCAGACTGTCGACCTTCCAGATTGGCCGTATGCGCCGGGAAGTTACGGCGGGATAGACGAATAGCGTTTTGCGCAAGGCGCCCGCATAGGCGCCGGAAGGGGCGGCGACCATGCGGACCTGCAAGGACCATTGGCAACTGATGCGCGACGCGGTCGACGCCCGCGGAATGTCCAGCCTTGTCGCCAAGGACGGTCAGACAGCGATGGCGAACGAGTTGGCGCAGCTGGAAGCCGCGCAAGCCGGCGACCCTGAACCGCACAAGGCGGCGCCGCTCGATCCGCTTATGTCGCTGCATTGGCATTTCGCGAACGAAGCGCTTCGTTGCGGCGGCCTGTACCTGATGGGGCAGAACGACGACGGCAAGAACGACGGGCATTTTTGCCCGGTCTGCGAATTCGAGAAACACGCCGAAGGCTTCGTCGCGAAGGAAGCGATCGGGTCGGTCGCGGATCAGATCGCGGACCATTGCCGCGCCGAAGGGCTGATCGCGAAACCGAATTGACGACTTCGCCTGCGGCGCCGACCAAGTCCGGATAGTCGGCGTCTGCCGTTTAGCCACGGCATCCTCGCAGGTCCGGCCGAAATTCAGTTCCCCGACGGACCATCCGGGGAAAGGCGGTCCCGCGGATTGCACTCCCGCGGGGCCGCCGAAGCATGGTCTAACTCGAAACGAAGGAAAGAACGGTTATGGGCCAACCGCTTCTAGTCATCGTCGGGGCCGATAAAGGCGGCGTCGGCAAGACGACGATTTCCCGCGTCCTGATGGATTACTTTCAGGCGCAGGGCATGGACGCGCGCGCGTTCGACACGCAAATCCCGAACGGCGTCCTGAAGCGCTTCCATCCGGCGAAGACCGAACTTGTCGACATCACGACGCTGGACGGCAAAATGCGGGTCTTCGACACGCTGAACAGTTCGGCCGTGACTGTGCTGGACCTCGCCGCGGGCCTTCTGACGCCGACGATCGCGACGCTTCGCGAAACCGGCTTCATTGACATGGTGAAGGAAGGGCTGGCGAACATCGTCGTCCTTCACGTCGTCGGTAGTTCGGTTGCCTCTCTTGAGGAAGTGAAGACCATTGCGGCCGCGGTCGACGGGCTGAAGCTGTTCGTTGTGTCGAACCCGATCAGCGACACGCCGGCGGACCGCGCGGCGTTCTGCGACGCGATCGTTATCGACATGCCGAAACTGAACGACGGCACGTTCCAAGCGATCGACGCTTCGTCGCTGCCCTATACGCGCTTCTGCGCCGAAACGAAGTCGCCGATCATGAAGGGCTACGCGATGCGCTGGCTTGCCATGTGCTTCAAAGCGCTGGAAGTCTGCCGGTTCGGTCGCTGATGGCGACGAAGCGGAAGGGGGCTTCCGCAAACCAATGCGGCGCGCATCTGGACCTATCCCGGGTTCGCGTCGTCCAGCTGGTGAACGAAGGGGCGCTGCCGCGCAACAAGGACGGAAGCTTCGATCTGGACGAATGCCGGGTCGCATATATCCGTTACCTGCGAAGCGAAGACCGTCGCGGCGCGAAGTCAGCGACGGCGTCCCGGGTTCAGGAAGCCCGCGCGAAGGAAATCGAGTTGCGGACGGCGCGCGAAGAAGGGCGCCTTTGGGACGCGGAAACGGCCGAAGCGGCCTTCGCCGAAATCCTCGGCACGTTCCGCAGCGAGCTAAGCGGCGTCCCCGCCGGCAGCACGCGCGACCTTGCGATCCGCGCCGAAATTGAAAAGCGGCTGAATGACGCAATCGATCGATGCGACGCGCGCTTCGCGGACGCGGCGCGGCTTCTACGCGCTGGCGCGGAAGTCGGCGACATGGAAGGCGAAGAAGCAGACGCCTAGCGAATGGGGCGCGGAAAATCGCGTCTATGGTCCGGAAACCGGCGTCCCCGGGCGCCGCAATCCGTATCTGACGCCGTACGCGATCCCGTTCGCCGCGGCGTTTGCCGATCCAAAATATCGGCGCGTCGTCGCGATCATGGGCGCGCAGATGGCCAAGACGGAAACGTTCTTGGACATCATCGGCGAACGCCTCGACAACCGGCCGGCGCCGATCCTGTACGTCGGGCCGTCGAAAGAATTCGTCACCGATCAGTTTGAACCGCGGCTTGTCGGCCTGTTCGAACAGTCGGCGACGCTGAAGTCGAAGGTCGTCGGCGGGATCGACAGCAAGCGGCAGAAGAAGACGCTGAAGCGCGTCGCCGGCGTCCGGGTTCGCTTGGCGCATGCTGGATCGTCGACGGCGCTGAAGTCGGACCCGGCGGCGATCGCGCTGGTCGACGAATACGACGAAATGCTGTCCAACGTTAAGGGACAGGGCGATCCGCTCGGCTTGGTCGAAGCCCGCGGTTTCACATACGCGGATTTTCGCGTCGGCATCACGTCAACCCCGTCGATTGGCATGGTCGAAATCGATCGCGATCCGTCGGGGCTGGAATTCTGGAAGGCGGCGGAAGAAGACGACGTTCAGTCGCCGATCTGGCGGCTTTGGCAGGAAGGAACGCGGCATCATTGGGCATGGCCTTGCCCGCATTGCGGCGAATACTTCATTCCGCGCTTCAACCTTCTGAAATGGCCGAAGACCGCGACGCCGGCGCAGGCGCGCCGCGAAGCGTTCATCCAGTGCCCGCGCACCGATTGCGGCGGCGTTATTGAGGAAAAGCACAAGGCGGCGCTGAACGCTCGCGGTCGCTACGTCGCGCCGGGTCAGTCGATCGACAGCGAAGGCGTCGTCACCGGCGATCCGGCCGATACGTCGACGCTGTCGTTTTGGGTCAGCGGGCTTTGTTCGCCGTTCGTCACGATCGGCGCCCGCGCGGAAACGTACCTGACCGCGCTACGGTCGAACGAAAGCGCGAAGATCCAGACCGCGACGAACGCGGAATTCGGCGAAGTCTATGTCGACGGTTCGGGCGACGTTCCGCCGTGGGAAGAAATCTTTAAGCGCCGCGAAGGCGCGCATGCGAAGCTGACCGTTCCCGACGCGGCGCGATATCTGACCTGCGGCGTCGACGTTCAAAAGAACCGAATGCCATTCGTCATTCGTGCCTGGGGCGCTCGCGCGACGTCATGGCTTGTCCAGCATGGCGAATTGTGGGGCGATACGGCGCAGCCGGAAGTATGGGAACAACTGGCGGAATTGCTGACGTCGCCGATCGACGACGCGCTGATTAAGGTCGCGTTCATCGATAGCGGCTTCCGTCCGGGCAAGCGGGAAGGCGTTCCGGTCAACCGGGTTTATGAATTCTGCCGGCGCTTCCGCAGTTTTGCGTTTCCGACGAAAGGTTCGTCGGTCAAGCTGATCCGCCCGCTTGTGAAGTCGAAGATCGAAGTTCAGGCGGACGGTTCGGCGAAAAAATACGGCTTGGAATTGATCCGGTTGGACACCGATCATTGGAAGTCGTTCGTCCATGAACGGCTGAAATGGCCGCGGGATCAGCAAGGCGCTTGGCACCTGCACAATGAAGTAACGGAAGACTATTGCCGGCAACTGGTCGCCGAAGCGCGGATCGTCCTGCCGACGGGCAAGCCGCAATGGATCGAACGATCCCGGGAAAATCACTTCTTGGACGCTGAAGCGATGGCAGCTGCGGCCGGCTATTTGCTGAACGTCCAGCACTTGCGCGGCGGGGCTTCACCTTCCCCCGCCGAACAGGGGGCATCGGCGCCGGCGGCGGCCCCAACGTCGGCGCCGGCGCTTCCGCCGGCCGTCGCCGCAAAGGCGGCGGGGAAGAACCGCTTCGCCGATCTTGCGGCGCGGCTGAACCGATAGGTCTTCGCATGATCGACTTTAGCAAGGCGCGGCCGGCGAAGCTGGCGATCGCGATCGTCGTCATGTCCGCATTCATCGCATGCCTTGTCATTCTGATGACGGCGAAGATCGACTTCAGCAACGCAACCGAAAAGGCGTTTCTGATCCTTGTTGGCGTGCTGGCGACGTCGCTGACGACGATCGTCAACTATTACTTCGGGTCGTCGGCCGGATCGGCTGAGAAGGCGCAACAGTTGGCGGCGATTGCCGCTAACAGCGGGAAGACGTCGCAATGAACATTGTCGATCGCGTTCGAAACTTCGTCGGCGTCGGCTCGCCGTCGACGCTGCCTGCGAAGCCTGCGGTTTCGTCGCAGTTCATGAAGGGACAGGCGAACCCGTTCTTCTTCAACTGGCGCCCGGCGCTGCGCGATCCGCGCGACGATGCGCGCGAAGCGTACATGATCGCCGCGGCCCGGGCGATCGACGCAATCCAGAATTCCGGCTGGCTGACCGGCGCGATCAATCAGGCGATCGCGTCGACGATGGGCGACGGCCTGCGGCTGGCGTCGAAGCCAGACGCGAAGGCGCTTAACTGGACACAGAGCGAAGCCGACGAATGGTCCGCCGACGTCGAACGGGCTTGGCAAGCATGGTCCGGATCGCCGGTCGAATGCGACGCCCGGGCGACGATGACGGTCGCAGACATGGCTGACGCCGTGATGCGCAGCTATTACAGCCACGGCGAAGCCGTCGGGCTGATGCCTATGGTTTCCCGGTCCATCGCGTCGACGCGGACGAAGGTCAAGTTGCTGCCGGCTCACAAGCTGATGCAGGACAGCGACGGTTGGCGCATGTTCCAAGGCATCACGACCGACGGATGGGGCATGCCGATCCGTTATCGGTTCTCGCTGCGCGTCAGGGAGACTTACGAAGAAATTGTCGACATCAACGCGCGCGACGGCGCCGGTCGGCCGCAGGTCATCCATCTTTTCGACGGCGAAATCGAACAGATGCGCGGCGTGACGCCGCTCGCGCCGGCGCTGAAGATTTGTCGCCAATACGATCAGTTGTCGGACGCGACGCTGACCGCATCACTAATCCAAGCGATTTTCGCGGCGACGATTGAAAGCGACGCGCCGACCGATCAAATCCTGAACGCATTGCAGGATGACGACGAACAGGGCGTCGGCGGCGGCAATATGGGCAGCCTGCTTAGCGCAAAGGCAAGCTGGTACGACAATACGAAGATTGATCTTGGCCGGGCCGGCAAGATTGCGCATCTGTTCCCCGGCGAGAAACTGACTTTCAACGGGTCGAAGACACCGAATTCGACCTATGAAGCATTTGCAAAATTCCTGATGCGCGAAATCGCGCGCTGCCTCGGCATGACGTTTGAAACGCTGACCGGCGACTATACCGCCGCGACTTATTCCAGCGTCCGCATGTCGACTTCCGAACTTTGGCCGCTGACCCTGC